TGGTTGGTTGGTTGGTTGGTTGGTTGGTTGGTTGGTTGGTTGGTTGGTTGGTTGGTTGGTTGGTTGGTTGGTTGGTAATGTGCATACCAAAATGTAAGAAGTAAATGAGATGCATTTCTGCTGTATATCCCCTACCTACCTACGATTAGTGTGTGCGATACATACCCAACCAGTTCTAACACGAAAGCGATTGATGATTCTGTTCCGCCTACCCGGTTTAATTATTTATGTAACGAGTCACACCGTTGCATTTCAAATATATTCGTGAAATTATATGTCCATATAGTAAGGTAATGCATTATAAGATTCTCAAAAATAAGTTCAATTTATACTTAACACACGTATTGGAAGCACTCGTCACGAGGACCGGTCGTAAATGCACCATTGTCGATTCGGTCGATGAAGCGGATGATGCAGAAAATGAAATCGTCTATATACTTTCTTTTTTCCATTACACAACGGTGTATCCCAAAAAATACATTGTGTTCCAGGTGGAACAAATGCATTGTGCAACATTTACAAAAAAGAAGGCATACCTGACTGCGATACGACACGCAATACAATGTTGGGATTACAACCAGAAGAACCAACCGTTCTATAGAAGCAAATGTCCGATATGGATGCCTGTACCAGTTGCATGCGATGTGGTGGGACTCGTGGAAGACGCCTTGCCATTGCCATTGCCACCGAGCGATGACGCTGACACGGATAGCATCATCGATGTCCTGTTTTATGGGGCACCGAACGAAAGAAGACTTAATATAATGAGATACCTATCAGTGACTTTAGAGCACCACCGGATTCGTGTAAAATATGTGACAAATGTGTACAACCAACCGCTGTATGCATTGATCCGCCGTTCAAAAATAGTGCTGAACTTGGGTTTTTATCCGGACACGCTCTTGGCAACGTATCGTTTGAATGAAATACTGCAGCACCACCGTGCAATCATTTCAGAAACGACCGAACACGTGCAGGACAAGGATATCATATCACAATACAAACAGTCCGGCATATATTTTATCCCATACATACACGACAACTTGGATAACATACATTATTTAGTGCAAGGTATACACTCCATATTAAACGAATCCGAAACGTTGTGTCGACAACGAACCGAAAAGAGCATACACTTTATGAAAGAGAAAGAGAACTTCTTTTTGCACCATATGCATCACACGCTGGCCCAGTTGGAATAACGACCGGTCATACGTGTGATATTTAAAAAAAAAACAAAGATACGTCGCCGACCTTTTGCTGACTCGTTGTGTTAACCATGAAGATGTCGAAAGCGTTGGTGCTGCAACATAAAAAGTGTTTCCGATATATTCACACAATCGGTGTGTATATGTAACTGTGATGTCGGTGTCTACATCTAAATGCCCATCTCGGACGCCACGAGGTTGAACAAGCGTTCCTCTACTGCCGATTGTTGGGTGTTCTGCGCAGTGTGATTGTGATTGTGATTGTGATTGTGATTGTCAGTTTCTTGCGTATTTCCTGCTTCCGTATTGCGATTCGCATCATCTGCATGAATCACGCTTTGCATACAGACCGGACATTTCCGATGGTCGGTCAACCATTTGTCGATACACCCTAGATGGAAAATGTGCCCACACCTGTCTACTTGGCGAATAATCGAAGTATCCTGATACTGTTCTTGACAAACACTACAGTTGTCGTGTGCAACCGATTGCCCATCTTCCGGTTGTTCGTCTTCGCCTGTGATATCTGAATATAATCCGAATGTAGTATTGTCTTGTATTTCAGAAACACTCATCCCCGTAGAGTGAACCTCATCACCTGATGTAGATACGATTTCAACAGACATGGCAATCGGCGTGTCTTGATGCCCGGTCTGTGGTTGCAACCGATGTAACAAATCACGCATATTCAGAGAACGTGATATAACGGGTTGAAAGGTGGGAGGGGAATGCTGAAACAGCTGGTTCGTTTGTGACAACGCCACGGGTTCGACCTCTTGATCTTGGTGTGTCACACCACCAGTTGTATCTCGTGTATTATCAGAGGGTCGTGTGGGTATGTGTGGGGGTCGATTCACAACCACCGAACGACGTGTATTCTCAGGCTGGTCACGGAGAATGTTATTAAATAATGCCAGAATCGTCTGTATAGTTGGTGTGCCGGGTGGAGGGGGGTGCGCTCGCGTATGTATTCTTTCGTGGTGGTTTCTATCAAAACGCGAAGACAGTTGTGCGGATGGTTGGTGAGACCCCGGCGGGTCGACGACCAGGTTTGGTTGCGAGGATGTACGCACCGGTACAACCGCCGCAGCAGCAGCATCAGTAGCAGTGGATGCCGGGTCTGGAGTATTGAAATGCAAATGAACCGTTGTCGCAGTGGGTGCAATGTTAAAAAAAGTTGTGGTTGGATGTGAAGTCATTCCGAATGTGTTTTCGTATGTAAATGATAGTACATCTTAAATAAAGAAAACAAAACCTGACATAAAATAAGTATGAACACATTTACACAACTCGCACAAACGGTCATTCTGTCTACACCGGTCCTATGTTATGTTGCATATAGAAATCGTATTACATTGTTCACGACCGCTTGCGTATTGTACATGCAATGCAAACGAATCTGGTGTCCGACCAAACAAACTAAAAAGGTAATCATTGATATCTCACACTCACTCGAAAACAAAGCGTCTTGTAAGTTATTTCCGCACATAGAAGAAGTGGAGTGCACGTATGTGAATAAAACCCGCGGTCTGCCGAAGGTGCATATTGAAGAATCCATTTATAAAATGCTGCAAGAGTCTACTGTGCTGTATAACAAAGGATGTTCGTTAGAACACACGGACCAATTCACAACAAACCTGTACCGGATATTGTATGAGCAGTCAACCCGTCAGGGACATTTTCCGAACCGAATCAGAGTCACACTGAATACATCCTTACTTGGAATGCTGAACAAGTGTGTGCCCATGCAACACACCAACGGTGTGATTGTGTTGGACACCGATACCGACCAGACCATTCGGGTCGGGTGATATTGGCACACATTACTACATATTACTTACTTCCTACGTATTACTTACTTCCTACGTATTACTTACTTCCTACGTATTACTTACACCGGGGCCTGATACATTGCCTGCTCTTTCAGTATTGGTGGGGTGTCGTACAACCACGAGGGAAAATCGTTGTTCGGATCCGGAAAGCCTTGCGTCCAAGGCATCGTGAAATATTGCCTTTGGGAGGCGTGGTTGTTGTACCCATCATCTACCGATTTATTTAGTGTTATTTCAAAGTTACGATGGACATTGTCTGTACGAAAAGGCGTATCTTGGCGACTGCACGCAGGTGCCAACACTCTCTGCAACTCGGTGACATTCGGATTGCCAAACGGGTTGGTGTAGGTGGACACCCGGCATTCGCTCCCGGTTGGCGGGTAGGGCGTGACGGGTGCGGGGTGGCGCGGAGCACCGATGGAGCTTACTCCAGCGTATGGCGAAGGTGGGTACTCGCGGTGCAACGCCTCCGGCACACCACTGGGGCGGGGGGGCATCGTCTGGGTGCGGATCGCATCGCCAAACACCGAGAACGTCTCCTTCGCGTCACTCCCTTCGGGGTATTGAACGTAATAGCGATGTGCGGCAACTGTTGCGAGCAGCATACCTAACGGAACACACAGAACGAGCCAGGACATTCCGCACACGCGCAATAGGACAGCAACCAGAACCGACAACCGGACCGTCGCATTCAACTTCGCGTTGCGATCCATATCAGAAGCGGGCCATACGTGGCATAGCGAATCGCACCTGATGAGAACTCTCCAGTTCTGAAACCAGATCTCTGTGACTGGCATTACGTAGTGGTGAGTTGTATATTGTGTATATTATAACATACACACGTATTAAAAAATAGGACGGAGTCTGTTTCGTAGTGTGGCACAATGCACATAAAAAACAGCAACAAAACCGAATAAACGATTTTTAATAAAATATGTATGCGCTCCTGTTTGGGTTCGAACCAAAGACCTTGCGGTTAACAGCCGCACGCTCTACCAACTGAGCTACAAGAGCATACAGCCCCCAGCAGGAATCGAACCTGCGACCTTTTGCTTACAAGGCAAACGCTCTACTAACTGAGCTATAGGGGCATACTACATACAGTATCCGTTGTCTTTATATAATAAAGGGCGTTCACCACGCGGTTTGCCAAATGAGTATTCGCCATACTATTATGCAACATACTATAGTATCCGGTACACTATTGCGCATTGCGAATGCATCGCACACACACGCCACAGATTTACTGCTCGAGCCGGGACGGCATCGACCCGATAACACACGCGCAGGTGAAGTGCGATATTATTGATTACCGCTCCACCATGTGGTCCTACGAAAATTGCAAGATGACGTTTGACCACCCGTTCACAGTGAAGACGCTCGCGCTCGGTCAACTGACCTACATGTACTCCTATTTGAAACTGACGCCGGGAATGTACATCTGCACCGTCAAGTCCAGCGGCACACCCAACTGCCGCTTGGAACTCATACAGCGGGAGAAGGACGGCGACGACGATGACGCCAACAATTGGCAGAACCGCATTCTGCACAGGCACGGCTGCTTGTGCACCAACACCACCGATTTGAAACTCCTCAACACGGGTGACACGGATGTCGAACTGCGTATCATCTTCGACCCGTACAGCGATGTGCGCATCCCGTCCTTCGCGTGCATGGAGGTCCGGTCGCGGCAACGCATCGCAATGCCAATGAAGAGCAAAATACAGTCCGGGTTGTACAAACCGCGACCGTTGCGCTACGGCTCGTTGGACGTGCACAAGATACTCAAAAAAATACATTACGTCATCCATTGGTTGGAAACCCTCGACGAGAACATCGACGAAATCCTAAAAATGGTGTCCAACCCACTGTTTGATATCGATGATAACAACAATGCCTTCGATTACACCCACTATATGCAAGATATCCAGAACGCCATTTCGATCGAATTGCCCCACACGTTCGTTGCGAACAGCTACTGCTTTTCGGTGTACCTGTTTCCGGGCGTGAAGATCCCGCTGATGAGTCAGTCGCTGATCCGCGAATTGTCTCTGTGCATTTCCAATCAGAAAATCAAAACTGACAAACTGGTGCACACGCTGCGACACAGTTCCAAATACATTAATTTTATGCTTGTCGAATACATCGAATTCAAGCAGTGCGTGTCGGACAAACTCAAAGAGTTCAAATCAGAGAAAGAGTACGAATGGCAAACCATCCAGATCACAATATAGCATTTGTCTGTCGATCTGTGTATGGTTTTGAAAGTCGTCTTGTATTCTTCTTATTCTTCTTATTCTTCTTCTTTGCCGACGGCAGTGTGTGAGGTGCGATCATCTTTCGCATTACCGTTTGCCCCGTGAGTCCAAATACAATGAGGACCGCACCAAAAAGGAACACGACCGAGTTGAACGACATCACGGTGCGGCGCTTTTCGGATTCGATCTCGTCGCACTGGGTGTCCAGCAAACCCGACTCGCCAACCGCATTCAGATATTGTATTTGGTACACAAAAATACCAAGAATGATGACGTGTGCAATGAGTAGAATGAGCGTCTCCATCGTGGGTTGTATGAGCCACGTGGACACCATCGCGCACATATACAACGCCATCGAGATGACCTTGATCCACGCAACGACAAGCAGCACCGTGCGAAGCGTGGGACTAATGTCTCGGCAGAACGTGGGTTTGCTGTCGGGCGTGTGCGATAGTTGACTCAAGTAGACAAACCACAACCCGCTGTACACCAGATACAGTATGCCCTGCAACAGCGTGGAGTGCTGAAGGAATCGCACACCTGTTTCGGACGATGATAACGACGACGACGACGACGACGACGACGAAGACAAACGGTTGTTACGGAGGGCGAACATCGTATGTAGTCGTGTTCGGTTGGTCACTTTTTAGTAAGCAGTTTATATATTTTTTTATCGTCTTTAAGAGTAATATTGAATACACCAAAATGGGCAGTCAAAAAAGACGCTGCCGTAAATATGCGACACACAAAAAATATAATAACAAATGGGTCAACCAGACACGTCACCAGAAGCGACGCACACAATCGAGGTACTCTGATACGTGGGCGTCGACTGTGAAACGACGTGGTGGTGTGACTACAGCAGTAGAACCAGAAGCAGACGCAGCACCAGAAGCAGCAGCAGCAGCAGCAGCAACAGAAGCAGCAACAGAAGCAGCAACAGCAAATAAACTTGCAGTAGCAGCAAATAAACTTGCAGTAGCAGCAGCACCAGCAAAAGCAGCAGCAGCAACAGCAAAAGACGCAATAAATGCAGCAGAAGAGAAATTAACTAGTTTATTCCGTTATCGCGCACACATCCTCGTGACAGCAGCAAACACAGGAGTTGCCGAAGCAAACAACGCAGCAGCACCAGAAGCAGCAGAAGCAGTAAAAGGATTCGTATCAAAAACAATAGGCAGGATCAAATTATACACAGCACAAACAATAAGCACCTTAAACATATACGCAGCAAATAAAGATCGCATATTAAATCACCCTGATAATTTACTACAACACATATCCGCCGAAGCAAAAAAAGTATTATTAATAATACGAACGGTATTGACAACAGCACAAGCGCAAGTAGAAACCATACTAACAGCAACACCAGCAACACCAGCAAAAATAGCAGAATTAGTAGAACAAGCACAACTCACCATAACATTCGAACCAGGATACGATGTATTAACCGCAGCAGAAGCAGCAGAATCAGCAGATGCAACAGAAGCAGAATTAGCAGAATTAGACGCAGCAGCAGAATATGCAGATGCAGCATATAAAGATGCAGCAGAATATGCAGATGCAGCAGAATATGTAACCACGTTTATCACCGACTCTAAATTATGTATTGAAGCAATCGGTGCGAATCAACTGTTCCACATACAACAACACCTCTCGAGTTTTCGTACCAACCTTGAAAAATTGAAGAGCAACATCCAATCAACACCACCACAAACGAATGTTCCGATGGCCGTACCGGTTATCACCAAGACGGTAAATGCGGTTATCACCAAGACGGTAAATGCGGTAGATGCGTTGCTCCATCAAACCCCACCCAACGTTCAATTAAACGCCTCCAACATGAATAACATTCGAAACAAACTTACTGCCCTGTTCAACGTCGCAGTTTCGTCCGTGACATTAGATAACCTTCAATCTGTGAAACAAAAACAATCTGGCACAGATTCTGCTGAGACTGTTGATAATGCTGCTGGTGCTGGTGCTGCTGATGCACAACACCAGACCATGTTTCAAAAAGTATATACAAAACTGTTTGGTACCCCCCCTCCCGATAGTTGGCGACATACGTTCGACAACACGAATCAGACTGACATTGTTAGCGCATACAATGCTGTTAATGATAATGCTGGTAATGAGAATGCTGGTAATGAGAATGTGATACAAAAAAACAAATGGAACGTCGCTGCCAAATCATTTATAGCTGAATTTGTATCAGACACACCGAATCGTGACATTGGCAAGTATGCAAAAAAATTCATTACAATATCGAATGCAATCACTAACGGGAATGGAACACACACATTAGATTATATTCCGAATAGTGAGGAGCTGAATGCAAATTTCGAGTTGATGAAACGTCTGTGGAACAAATTCAGAAAAAACGACGACGAACACAAAATGGCAAACCACGTAATTGATTTTATTAAGAACAATAATACGTTCGTAGACTATTTCAACCACGTTAGTGAAGTCACTCGGGAGGAGATTCAAGCGTTTGAAAACAGTCTTACCAAGATTAAAGACGATGATTTAACCAATGTTTCGATGGTTTCCCAAATGCACATCGAACATTTTAAAAAAAGTGCGGCCGGTCGTAAATTACGATACACCGACAATAAACGTAATGCTGAACTTGTAAAACCAACGTCGACTACTACCGGACACGCAGATCTACGTATACTTATTGAAGGTCTTCTTAAAGAGGCAATGCCCGATTCTGATATTAACAATACAGTTCTTGGTGACAATCCAGAAACTAAACACCTTATCGGTAACCTTGTCAGAAACAATGAAATAGATAAAATAGATAAACTATATTATTTATTTGCTTTCTTATGCAAGACTGTTGAAGATGTACCATCTGACGACAATAAAAACATTGCACAATACATGCGTGATAGGATTTTGAAAGCGGGAGTGGTTACGATCGGAGAAGAAGAATCCCCAACAACTGGCACAGTTGGCGAGAGGTTGTATAGTGCGATGGATACACTTATGACTGGTGTTCGTAATATCTCTGCCAATACGACTACTCTACTTACTTCATTCTTTAATTACTTTAATCATACATTAAGTGATGACACTTTTAATTTACCACAACTGAAAGATAGTGCGAAGGAATTACACGACTTAATCATTGATACAAGAGAGTTGATTGGTGGCGACGAGTTCACTTTTGACGGGTGGAAAGCAGCGATTATGAAAAAGATGTCAATGAAAGACGGTCCTTTACACCGCTTGAGCTTGAAACAGAACACACGCAACCGACACTCCATTTCGTCTGGCAAATACGGTCTTGCGATTAATTTCATACAAGACAAATTCAATCAAATTCAGACACGTCTTGAGACCGGCTGCCAGCCGACGTCGGAAGACTCATCACAATCAACGACACCTCACATAGTGAAGTGGTCATCCGTGACGAACACGTCCATCAATTCGACCAACAAAAATTTGGCATGCATTCTGGAAATCATCGCGCTTAAAAAAGAGGTTGAAAAATTACGCGATGATAACGAATATTTCAAAAATGCTGTAGATACATCCATACAGCAGAGCAATGACGCGTCGCACAAAAGACGCACGCGCCGGTCGTCTAGTGGCGAGAGTGTGAACGGTTCTCTGGCCGATGTAGTCAAACGTACTAGTGATGAAATTCGTCGTTTAGAAAAAAAAATAGTAGACTATCATAAGAATATTGCCGAACTGG